AGAAGATACCCAACGCCTTCGCGGTATTTGTCGGCCAATGGGAACGTGTCATTCAGCGCTGCGTCGGTGAACGTCAGCGCGATGCCATCAAGCACCCACGCGGAAATCATGTTGTTGAATGCCGTCAGGCCCGACTGGCCCTCGTCACTCGTCATTGCGTCGTCTTGGGCGACAACGCCAATATGCCGAAACGCCGTCTCGACAATATCGCGGACTGTGGTCATGCATCACCTATAGAAAAAGGCGGGGCCATGACAGCCCCGCCAGTTGGTTAGTTGGTCAGGCGCAGACCTAGGCGCGGGTCAAGGCACTTGACGCCCCACAGCATGTCAAAGCGCATGTAGTGGGTCAGCGTGTTTCCATCGACCCACTCGGAGCAGGAAATGGTCACACGGTTGCCGGTTTTGGTCGAGGTTTTCAGACCTGCGCCCTGCGGGATATTCAGCGGGCGCGACACGAGCGCGAGCGCTTTCGGATGCAGGAGCAGAGACTGCTTGTAAGCCGTGCCGCCCGTGCCGGTTTTCACGGTAATGGCGGCGTTGTCAGCCGGAGCAGCCGTAACAGTCTGATACGCACCCGAGGTGATGATCGGAGGCGAAATGGTCAGGGTTGAGGGTCCGGTCGAAGCGCCAGAGTTGGCATCCGCCGTCACGACAAAGGTTTGCAGGCGGTTGGTGGTGGCTTTCGACACCGGGTTGACCGCATACACACCAGCAATCGTGATCACATCACCGGCTTTCAGGATACCCGTAATCGAGTTGGTCCAGCCGTCCGTGATCAGCGATTGGGTCCAAGTATCCTTCGACGCCGTGTAGGTGACGTTCTGCGAAGCGCCGTTAACCAGCGGGGTGCCAGTTGCGGTGCCGACAGTGTGCGTCGGGGCGTGGACGGACTGGTAGTTGTCGAAGCCACCATAGAAGCCGATGGTTGCCTTTTCAAAGGCAGTCTTGGCGGTGTTCTGGACGTAAACACCCTTCAGGCCGTCAGCCAGGTTGGCGGTCGCGTCAGTCCCGTGAATCGCAAAGCGATCCGAAGGAATGGCAGCGTCCGTCATGATCGACCCGGCGTTTGCCAGAGAAAGGAACGTCGAAGGAACGGTGCCGGGGGTGCCGCTGAACCAATAGAGGTTGGTGTAGAGCGAGGCGAGCGAGGCTTCGATCTTGTCTTTGAACTTGATCGCCACCGGCTTGATGATGTCTTCAACTGTGCGGTCGAACGACAGAGTGCGGTCAAGCGCTGAGATGTTGACCTTGACCGACAGCGTCTTGTTCATGCTGATGGTCGTTTTGCCTTGCGTGATATCCTCATTGTAGGAGGTCACGTCAAGGTTGTCATCCTGCCCGAGGTATGCGGTCGGCCGACGGACACTGATCGTGTCACCCACCATCGCAAATTCGGACGAGAGGTCCGCGTGGACCTTGTTGCCGAGAACGAGTTCGTTCTCCAGCAGCATCAAGCCTTCCTGTGCGAACACTGAAGGCGTTAGAAAAGCGTTAGCCATTTTCTAGTTTCCCTAGAAGCGGCCCCCGGATTCCCGCCATGCTCGCCATTCGGACGCAGACATTTTGGCAGGGTCTTTCGTCGCTGTTCCGCCGGGTTTGACGGCAGCGATTGGAGGGGGGGCATTTGTTTCGAGTTTTGGCTGGGGTGGCGAGAGGCGAGCCTCTATGCGCCCGAGTTCCCGAGCCGCTTGTAGCGGGGGCAACTGAGAGATTTGGCGGGCAACAGCCGGGTTCTTCCCGAGGTGATAGGCCAGATCAACCGCAACATCGCTTGCCAGCACCATTTCAGCGACATGGTTGGACACAACGTCTGCACGTTGGGCCACAGCCAAAACCTGATCTAGGTCGGCATATTGTGTGCGTTTCTCTGCGATCTGATCGGCAAATTCGGCAGCCCGCTCAGCGCGTACCTGCGCCTCAAGCTCCTGTGCCTTTTGCCGATGTTCACCCGCCTCAGATGAGATTTCCGCCGCGTCCGATTGGGCGTCCGCCTGACGTTGTTTCCACAACGCCCGAGCCGCCGCAAATTCGATAACGTCTGGGAAGTCATCCTCTTTTGGTGGGGCTTCACCTTCGCGAGCCGCCTTGATGCGGTCGAGCCGCTTTTCAAGTTCGGCAGCGCGAGTAATCGCCGCTTCCTTTTCTTGCTCAGAATGCCGAATCGCAGCTTCGCGACGTTCGCGGCGTTGCTGCGCTTTCGATTTTTCCTCTGTCTGATCGGGCTGGCCTTCTACCTGCCCCTCAGTGTTTTCCGTCGCCTCCGACGTAGTTTCTTCAGACACGACTTCCGGGGCTGCCCCTTCAAGGGCTGCCTGCTCAAGTTCGCTCATTATTTCCCCGTGGGTTAGGCCGGGAATACCGGCGTGATCTGGTTCACAGGAACCAGTTGACCGCCCATCGCGGCCAATTCGAGTTGCGCCTTTTGGGCGTTGAAATGTGCCGTCTGCGCATCAGCTTCAGCCTTGTCAGCCTTGGCGTTCAGTTCGCGCAGTTGAAGCATGGCAGCCTCTTGGCCCATTGCCTGCTGTTGCTGTTGCTGCTGTTGGGCCTGCATGGCCTGTTGTTGGGCCATTGCCTGTTCTTCAGGGTCTTCAATCTCGGCCATACCTGGCGGAAGCATCTTCTTGAGCCGCTCAGCAATCTTGTCGGCGTCTGGCCAATCCATAGACTTGGCAATCAGATCCCCGGCGACTTGTGCTGCTGGCGGGAATGCCTGAATGAATTGCATCATGCTTTCGGCAGTTTCTTGGCGCTTTGTGGCGTAGTTCGGGCCAACAGCAACGCGAACGTCAAACTTGCCTTTGGTCATGTCGTTGATGGTGATCGGTCCATTCTCTGACATCATAGGCTTGTTGATTTCGGTCATGCCGTGCTGGTCGTCCTCGCCGATGGTCGCCAGCATTCGGTTCGTGTCGTAGATTTTCGGAATCATCGAGACAATGACGCGGCCACAGTGAGCAACAGCCTTCGCCATGTTGTCCGAATAGATCGAGGTCGATACGTCGCTTTCCATCTGGCGCTGACGGATAGCCACGCCAGATTTTTCGTCAGACCTTTGCCCGAGACCGGCGTCGTAAATGCCAGTCGTGGCCTTCATGTCATCGGCGGCGAGGCCGACCTCTTGCATCATGCCCGAGGATGGAATTGGCGGCGTGGCGCGCTGCGGGGCGGGAGCATTGGGGTCGGGGATATACGGCAGATAAGGCCGGTTGCTATCGTTGGCCTCGCTCCAGATCTGTTCCAAGCCAGATATTTGCTTGGCGGTGACCAGATACGGGGCCTTCGGCTGCAAGGCGATCATTTCAGTCTGTGCAGAGCGCCAGTAATTATAGAGGCGCTGCGGGTCTTTGGCAAAGCGAATGACCGAGGAGCGGTAAATCCTGTCCCCGATGTGAAGCTCTTCCCCCATCACGGCAATGACGGGGATGTGATCTCCGGGGAACTCCTGCGGGCCTTCCAGCACATCCTTGCCGCTGATCTTGGCCCACATGATTACGTCATAGTTGACCGTTCTTGTTTTCCCGCCGAGGTCCTTGGGGGCATTCTCCAAGATCATGCCGTTTGGCAGCAGCATGATTGTCTTGGACTTCGGTTCTTTCCAGAAATACTCAGCTACAACGGTTTCTCCGTTCTGCCGCCAGAACTCCAGGCCATCGCCAGAGCCATCCTGCTCAACGCTGACGGCGACCTTGTCCGGGTAAGCGTCCTTGAATGCCTCCTCGGTCATTACCTGCGTAATCAGGCACCAGCGCGCGTCCTCGCGTGTGGACTTGCGGGCCTCAGGATCAAAGTACACCGAAAACGGGTTGTCGATGCTCTGAATGATGATCTTCTGGTCAAACGAGTCGTTGCTGACATAATCAGTCAGGACCCGGAAAAACCCCATCCCGCAAGCGGCGGCGGATTCAGCGGCCCGCTCATAAATAGACGAGGCATCGCTCTCATACTGGATTTGCCGAATGATGCCTTCAACAAGCTCGGCGTCCTCCTGAGAAGCCTTTGTATCGGCAGGAATGGCCTTGATTGCCGGGTTCATGTTGCGCAGGTCGCCGGTGACCTGACGGAGAAACTGCGGCAAGCGGTTGATGGTCAGGCAAGGGCGGTTATCTTCCTCACGCTTGGCGCGCACATCATCCGGCCACTGAAGGCCGACGATATTGCGCATGTCGTCAAGTGCTTCCTCGCGGTTAAAGCGGTCAGCGTCAGCCGCCAACTTTGCGCGCTCGCGAGCTTCCTTGAGGAGGTAGTCGTTTTTCAAGAGCCTTGCCACCCTTTGGAGTGCCGTGTGATTGCGAAGCGCGCCACGTCTGGCACTCGCTCTGTCATGTCCGGGAACAGTTCGGTCATTGCCCACACCAGCGCATCAACGCGGTCTGGTGAGCCAACACCCTCGAACCCGTGAATTGTCATCTGCGTCATTTGCGTCTCCAGCTCAGGAAACGCGCCGACATGGGCGATGCGCCCTTGTTCGTACAAAGCCGCTATAGGCTCTGCCCTGACGTGCTTCCCGCGAGAGGCCCGCACCTCGATAACGTTTATGTTCGGGTCAATGGTCAGCAGCGTGTGCTTGACCATGTCGCCACCCTGGTTGACCTCGACGACCACAGCATCGGCTTGCCATGAGCGATAGAGGCTCACTGTCCTTCGCGCCCAATCCGTGGGGCTACCTTGCATGGTAGCATCCTCCAGGACGCGTCCCTCTTGCCCTTCACGACCGGCAACGATGATGCCGTGCTCGTCACTGTCGGGGTTGTTCGATGCAGCCGGATCGACAGCCACAACAATGCGGTCGCAATCGGCGGTTTTCTTTCTGTAGGCGTCCAGCGAGGACATCGACCAGAGCGCGCCCGGAAGGTCGCCAAGGATTTCGGCTTCAAGCTCTTGCCTGCCGAGGCGCGTTCCCTCGTATTTCTCTTTCAGCTTGGCGAGCGCCGAAGGGGCAAGGTTTGCTGCGTTGTCGAACGTGCTGCCGCGCGTCAGTCTGGTCGCTGGCGATGTAGCCAACTGCTTTACCAGAACCGTAGGCTTTGGCGTTGTCGTTACGACTACCTGCGGATGGTCACCGAGGCGAAGCCCGAACATGAGTTGATCCCATGTCTCAGGGTACTTCCACGCCGCTAACTCGTCACACCAGGCCCTGTGATGCTGCGGCCCGCGAAGCCGCTCTGGTTCTTCGGCTGAGAAAAGCTTGTAGCGGGTGTCATTCACCAGCACCAATTCGCCGAGGCTGCGATTCCAGTTCTTGACCATCTCACGGGGCAACACCCCGATCAGTCCGCTTTCCCCTTCAACGCATGTGTCTCGAGCGTCTGCTGCCGTTGGCGCTACAATCGCTATTCGACTGCCGGGGTTCTTCACCCCATACCATGCAACGTCTTCTGCGCCGGTTCTGGTCTTGCCCCACCCTCGGCCCGCGAGGATCAGCCATGTGTCCCATTCGCCCTTTGGCGCGACCTGATCTTCTCTGGCTACGGAAAGCCAGTTAGTCCGCGCTGTCAGTGTCGCCTTTTGCGCCGGGCTGGATGCTGTCCAGCATTCCTGCAATTGCTTGGAATCCAGCATCTGCCTCTATCTTGTGCTTGTGCTCGCCTTCAGGCCCCGGACCGACAATCTTTTGCGTGTCGGCCCATTCATGCGGGGCGGCGTTCTTCAGGGCGAATATGCGGCTTGTGACCGTAGGGCCGTCTGGTGCCTCAAGCAGGTCTTGCTCAAGCTTGAACGTCCTCGCGGCCTCTCCGTCTTTTATAGCGTCCCGAAATTCAGGGTTTGCCTCTGCCCAATCAATAAGCCTCTGACGACTTACGCCAAGCGAACCTGCCGCAGCGGTCTTGCTGTAGCCCTGCGCCATGAGATCACGGATAACCTCGCAGAACGCAGGGTCATAGGTAGACGGGCGACCGGCTGGCATCAGGCATCAATCACGGCGACCAAATCGCCAGGCTTGAGAGGTCCGAATTCCTTGGTGTTTCCGTCCATCAGGAAATGAGTTCCTGCCGCGCCTGAAACAGCGGTCGGGTTGCCGTTGATGTCAATCGCCACTGCCCCACCTGAAACAGTGATGGACACATACTCGCCGTAGCCTTGGGCTGCATATGCGAGAGTTTGCGACGTGCCGCTTGTGGTGAGCTTCTGCGCTGCCCGCGACCGTGAGGCATAGACTGGTTTGTCGCCGCTCATGATCGAGGTGAATGTTGCATAGAGCGTGGCCATTGCTCACTCTCCTCTTGAGGTGGTCAGCACTTCTTGCCGCCCTTGCCCTTGGGTTTCTTTTTCATGTCTCATTGTCCTTGTGTTATCCGCCTTCCTACATTCCCGGCCCATGACAAGGCCCACCGGGTTGACTTTGCAGCATGTAGGCTATGAAGGCTGAGCGGGGTTGCCTGCGAAATGAGCGGGCCGGAATTGGTTGTGCCGTTTGAGGGGGCCAGCCTGCGCGCCTTGTTTCATGTTCGGCAGAGCGACGGCGCGTATCTCG